TTAGCAGTGCCTCTTTCTGGTCTGCTGGTAGATTCATGCCCTCATTGCGGAGCACCATCGCTGGAATTGGCTCCTGTGCCATGCGTAGAGCTGCTGATTCAAGTTCGATTGCTGCATTGATTGTTCGAGATGCCCGATTGAGGATGCCCTCATCTGGACCCCAAAAAGTAATGAGTGAGCCAACACCTTTCATAGGCACTACTTCGCCATCGACTGTGTAGGCAAGAATCATTTGCCCAGTAGCATCTGTCCGAGTATTAACCCGTAAAGGATCTATGCGGCGAGCCTGTGTAACTCGCCCATCCTCTGGACTAACTGCCAATACTTGCCAATGAGCCTGACCATAAAAGAGCAAGTCATCGATTGTCCAGACAACTGTTGTACCTCGAGCGAGGCTAGGGTCTGGTTGTTTAATGACCGGGCGATTATGTATTTGAGCCTCGGTTGCCTCAAGGTATGTAGACATTTCTAGCGATGCAATTGTGCCTGCAATGATGTTACGGGCTCGAGCTACTGCTGGAACGGTCATAGCGGCTCGTCTAGAAACTGGTTGCAAATACCCTAAGTCAGGCTGGTAGCCCAAGTTCATAGGATTAACGGGATACATTTCCGCTGTGGCAGCTGTGACTTCTATTTCGGGCATGACGAAAGCAGAGTTAGATAAACGCATAGCATTGAGTAACCCCACACAACCATAGTATCGAACAGATGCTCTAACTAAAAATTATTTATGTGTATTTGTAAGGGTTTGGGCGTTTTATTTAACTTGTAATGATGTTTTATCGATGCTTATGTTGGCATCTTGTAAACAGTCACCATAAGACTCATGATCTTGAGTCGGGCAACCGCTACGACAGATGGACATTATGCAGTCCTTAACCATGCAACCATTGCAGCATTGTTTGAGTTAAATGTTGCAGATACTGTCGATGGAAAGGCCCCAGTACCGTTTACATAACTGTAAGTGTTGGCAGGGCTAAGCAATGATGATGAAATTGCTCGTTGCTGACCACCAACAGTTGAATTAGCAGCAGTGCCCAAAAATGTTGTTGAGCCTGTGATTGGAGCAACGGCCAACCAATACCATCCCTGAGCTAGTGTTTGAGTAATTGTCGATGGCTGGCCACTGCTAGATGTTGTAACAGATAACGCTCCGCCACTGGTTGCCTCAAATAATAAACTACTTGGTGCTCCATTAGTGTCGTTATAAACACCAAGTCGGACTGTGGTTGTACCAGATACAGTTCCTGTAGTGCACCCAATCTGATTAAATGCCTGTGATGTACCTACATAAAATGGGGTGAAATAAATTGTACCGTTTGTAAAACTTGCTGCAGTCGCTGTTGATTGCAATGCAGTTCGATATATGGCGTTAGATGCAAATGGGGCAAATACATTGCTTGCACCAGTTGCACCAGTTGCACCAGTTGCACCGGTACTGCCAGTGTCACCTTTAGCGGCTATGACTTGCCAGTAGGTAGTGTTAGTTGGTGTTTTGGCGATTGTGCCATCGGCAAAACAATAATAACTGCTACCAAGATAAGAAACAGTATCACCCTGATAGTAAGTTACTGCTGATGAATAAGCACCTTGGGCATTGTACCCAAGAGTTAAAATTTCCCAGTAAGTTGTATTACCTGGAGATGTTGCGGTTACTGCTAATTTACATCTGTAACTATTTCCCTGGTAATAAACGACATCGTACGGCACATAAGCGGTTGCAGCAGAGTAAGCACCTTTAGCGGTGTAGCCCTGACCAGTTGCACCTGTTGCACCTGTTGCCCCAGTGTCACCTTTGGCTCCAGTGGCTCCAGTAGCACCAGTATTGCCAGTGTCACCTTTAACGCCCTGAATACCTTGAATGCCCTGAATACCTTGAGCACCTGTGGCTCCAGTTGCTCCAGTAGACCCAGTCGAACCTGCTGGCCCTTGAATACCTGCAACCTGCTCAGTAATGAGGACTGGAGTTTCGGTAATCGAGAGGGTTGTTGTGTTATCGACAACAGTTAATTGGTAGGTCATGCTGTAACCTGCCCGACAACAGTAAAGCGACCTTGCACAATACGAATTACAGCTGCACCAGATGTGAGTTCTAGATCATAAACATAATTGCCCTGGGCGATTGCCCCAGTCTGAGTAGCAGTGGCACTGACGATAATTTTGCCGTCATTAGCTCCAGCCACAATCCCTGAACCTGTAGTTAAGGTTAAGACTGCAGTATCGGCTGTGTTTACATACTGGCGAACCTGCATTTTGGCAGTGTAACCAGTCCAGTTAATTGGTGTGCCGTCATTTGTGGCAGTAAAAGTCTTATCAAAGCTCGCACCCTGATAACAAGTCATGTTGTAAGTACCGGGAGTAATCATAATCCAACCTTATACCACAGATATACCAACAGAGGCTTTAGGCGTTGCGGCGTTTCCTACAGCCATTACGAGAGCAATAGCCGCTCCAATGTCTTGGACTGCAGCCTGCCTAGCGATACGCCAACCCCCGTCGCTCGATGGTCTACGAGCACATGCAATTAGATGCTGATGCATGATTTCTTGATTGGGATGGATTAAATCGCCCTGATTCATTGCAGATAGGGTTAAGTCACAGTATGTGGAAAAGGTTGTGGATGCCCAAGTTGTTGGAGCTACTGGGACTCCTACTTTAGCCAAATGCGGAGCAATGTGGCCAGCGGTTTTCGGGTCGAACGCCAAACTTCTAACCGAGTAAGTTCTAGCAAGATGAGCGAGGTCAGCCGCCAACTCTCGGTCATTTAGTCCACCGTCTTTTTGCCATCGAGTGAGGAACACTGCGAGTTTATCTTTAACAACCTGAACAGTAACGAGGTAAGCCTCTGTGCGATTAAAGTTGAGGTCCAGACCCATATAGGTTTCATGCCCCAATTCTAAGGTTAGATTGTTGTCTGCTCCGATAGCCCAACGATCTAAATTCCAGGGGCTAGAGATTGACTCTACCCATTGGCACAACATCTCGGTTTTGATTGCATCATCCGTATCTCGAGCTGCTGCATCTTGCAAGGCCTCAAAACTTATGGTGTGTCCCATTGCAGGATTGGCTGCCTGCCAAGCGGTCACATCATGGACCCCAGCATTATCGGGAGCACTCCACTCATACCAACCGAGCCTCGGGGATTCCATTTTTAAGGCTCGTTGCCTGAGTTCATTTAAGACAGTCGATGTTGCATCCCCAGCATTTGAAGTTACCCAAGTCTGCCCATTGGTTGCTCGAGTTAGTGGAGTTGCTGCAGTCCATGCATCCTGTTTAATTTCTCGGAGTTCATCGACATAAAGCAAGTCAGCGGTAGCACCTCGAGGGCCCTCAGATGTTGCAGCTCTGATACCATACTTGCGGATACGCTTACATTTGGTGTTGCACTCTTTTGGGTAGTGATGGCAGTAGATCTCTAGTTCCTCCTGGCCGTTAGTCCGGGATACCCGTTTAATCCGTTTACGCATCCAGGGCAGACTTTCCGCCATGTCCACAACCTGCTTGAAAGTGTCAAGTGCTAGTTGTCGATTCTGTGCCATCGCAACAATCGAACCCTCACCAAATACAAATAACCCAGCAAGAATACGCATCCGCATCATGTGGGTTTTACCGTTTTGGCGAGCAACCAAAATGCCAGCAGTTGTGCGAACAAACTTCCCCGAGTCATCAACGGTGAGTGCATCATCCATCACATACTGTTGCCAGGGCAATAACGGTACGCCTAAATCACTTGCTAGTGCTCCGACTACTGGTCCCAGACTTTGCCCGAGTGGTTTTGGGCTTGCTATTCGGGGTATTGATGAGCCGTAAATAGGTGTCTGCGTACTCTTTGCCATGATCTACCTCCTCGCCCATTGCCTTAGATGCATCTCTAGCTAGTGGAGTCAGTTTTAACTCTTTCATCAAAATTGTTAATCGGCCAATCAACGCTGCAGCCTTATCTAGGTCTTGGCCCGAGTCAAAAATAACATCGATAACCTTTGCCAGTTTCATAGATAGACAGACTGCCCCCTGGTCAGCTGCACCAATCCAAGATTGAGCCTCTGAAATGCAGTTCCCCAAATGTTCGCTGACAGAGCCTGCCGGTATCTGGTAAGTATCGGTTTTAATCGGTTTAGTCATGGGGCTAATCCGTTTGATGGTGGGTCAAATCTGACCATCGGGGAGAGAGAAAGT